GTTCATATCAATTTGAATACTTGAAGTTAAGACAACATTTACATAAGGCAATGGAAGTAAAAATCTATTGATATTTGTAGCTGTTCCCTGCATAAGGGTTAATTCTGTAATTCCCACAATGTTGTGAGGAAATGACAAAACAGCTCCAGGAGCAATGGGGCCTCCATTCAAAGCGACCATGTCAAATTCTTTTCGGTAGACATCTCTAAACTTCTGAGGATTTCCAGGAGTGAAAAATTGCTTAAAAGTGGCAATTTCAATTGGTAAATAAAGCCCTCCCTCTTTGGTGTTTAAGATGCTCGCCATACGCTTTAAATAAAGCTGTATGATCTCATTAAACTCGTCCTGTTTATCTGGAAAGTCTAAAGAAATGGGTAGCTGATTAGATATGAGGGATAGATTAGATCCAAACATTAGAAAATGAGTTTCCCTCCTTGTCTGGCGTAAAAATTGATCGCATTCAATACCCAAGTCTGTTGGTGAGTTGCTAAGGTGTTCATGAGGTTATCATCATAGGTCATTTGAATGCGGATAAATTGACCCACAATCGTGCAAAAGAATCGGTGCCACGCGATATCTGAACTGTTTATAGCGTCATTTCCGTAATACGGAGCTGTTAAATAGGTCTCTAGTGACGAATTTCCAATTTTTACATTTCCGGCCAAGGCTAAAAAAGTGTTCGTGTATAAGTTGACACTCATTGACGAGCTATTAGTCGTGTCCATCAGAAAATCGATGTAAGACATCTTTATTTGCTTTCCAGCAGGAGTGTAAGGATTAAAATCTTTTGTCTGTACGTTTAACTTTGGCAAGAGTGTGATAAGCCCACCTCCTACATAAGAAGCAGAAGAAGAAGGTGGTGATTTAGTTATCGCTCTTAAAAAATCTTTGGACAAATTAGCGTATAGAATTGAAGAAATGGAAAAGAAATTCGCTGATATGGAAAAAGTAAAAGAAGAAGTAGTAGATAAAGAAGCTGAAATCAAAGATGAAGCTCCTGAAATTGAAGAGGAAGAAGAGTTAGCTAAATTAGATGGCGCTCCAGTTGAAACAGCTACTAAATTCTCTACTGAAAAATCAAACAATGTATTTGGTAAGAAAGCAGTAAATTCACAATCTGCATTCTTATCTAAACTTTATAAATAATCTTATTAAATAATTTTTAACAAAAGGTAACAATGAAAAAATTACAAAAATTCACAGAGCCACAAATCACCTCTACCTACGCAGGTGAGTTTGCAGGTCAGTATATTGCTGCGGCTCTTTTGTCAGCTAGAACGCTTGACAACAAATTGATTACCATCCACCCAAATGTAAAATACAAAGAAGTTTTACAGAAGGTTGCTGTTGATGGTATCGTGCAAGACGCATCTTGCGATTTCGTAACTTCTGGTAGTGTAGTATTATCTGAAAGAATTCTTGAACCAAAAGAATTACAGGTTAACTTACAATTATGTAAGCAAGAGTTCGTAGATAGCTGGGAAGCGCTTCAATTAGGCTATTCAGCTTTTGATTCTATTCCTGCTAACTTCAACGATTTCTTAATCTCTTATGTAGGTGGTAAAGTAGCTGAAGCAACTGAACAATCTATTTGGAGAGGTACTAACTCAAATGGTCAATTCCTTGGATTCCAAACTGCATTCTCTGCATCTATCGCAGCAGGTGGTTCAACTGCAGTATTAGCAGCTAAGAGTGGTTCAATCGTAATCTCTGGCTCTGTAACTTCTGCAAACGTATTAGACAAATTAAATTCTGTTGTTAATACAATTCCTGATACAGTTTATGGTAAGGAAGATGTCCTGTTGTATGTTTCTACAGACGTAGCAAAAGCATATCAAAGCATTAGCAGGTGGTGCTATCGGTGCAAACGGATGGAATAACCAAATGAACGTTGGAGAGAAGCCATTTAACTTTAATGGTATTGAAATCGTTCTTTGCCCAGGTATGAGTTCTTCTAAAATCGTTGCAGCTCAGAAATCTAACTTGTTCTTCGGTACAGGTTTATTATCTGACCATAACGAAGTAAGAGTACTTGACATGGCAAATCTTGATGGTTCTCAAAACTACAGAATTATCATGAGATACACTGCAGGTGTTCAGTTCGGTATCGGACAAGACATCGTGTACTATGGTGCATACTAATTAACTAACTAATTAAAACAAAGTATTATGGCTTGTAATTTATCAAAAGGAAGAAACGAAGTTTGTAAAGATAGTATCGGTGGCTTAGCTGGCGTATACTTCTTAAACTACACTACTTCTTCTTTCACGAAAAATGCAGATGGCGAAGTCACTGCATTCCCTTCAGGTAGCACAGTTTACTACTACCAATTGAAAGGAACAAGTGCATATACTGAAACCGTAAATACTTCAAGAGAAAACGGAACTACATTCTTTTCACAAGAGTTAGTTCTTAACCTTAAGAAGTTGACAAACGAAATGACGACTCAAATGAAGCTTATGGCTTATGGACGTCCTCAAATCGTAGTTCATACAATGAACGGTGATGCATTATTAGTTGGTGAAGAAGAAGGAGCAGATGTAACTGCAGGAACAATCCAAACTGGCGCAGGTATGGGTGACCTTTATGGTTATTCAATTACCTTCACAGGTCAGGAAAGATTACCAGCAGCATTTATCTCTGGCTCAACAATATCAAATCCATTCGCAGCATTGGCAGGTAATGGTTTACCTACAATTGTGTACGGAACTAATAGCTAATCAGTATAGCGCATTACTATATAAACAAACCCTACTCTTAATTGAGTAGGGTTTTTTATTTATACTATTTTTAAGATAAATGTTGTTATATAATAACTAAATACGAGATAATGCTTACTTATTTCCTACCAGGATATAACAATTACAAGATAAGAACAAACCAAATACCTTCTGGCTCAACATTCTTAAGAGTCTGTACTCAAAATATGTTGACATTAGAGGATTATTGTTTTTTGTTAAACCCTGGTCAATGGTCTTATGACCCATGCGAAAGCACTGTTGATATAAGTTTTAATTTGGATATTGCATTGGATGTAAATGTTGGAGATGAATATCGTTTATATTTAACTCCTGCAATTACAAATTCAGTAACTCCATTTACTTATTTAGATGATATTTGGCATGGTTCGTTGCAAGTATTCTATTCACAATCTGTAAATAAGCCAGCATATGTGAACCAAATACCATTAGAGGATATTTTTATTTCAGAAGATACTGCTAATACATTTGTTTATTGGTCACAAACACAACCTCCTGGTCCAACAACCACAACAACAACAGGTGCACCAACTACAACGACTACAGCAGCACCGACTACTACAACAACTTCAACAACAAGTACTACTACAACTACTACTAGTACGACTACAACTACAACTGCTGCACCAGCTAATTTAATATTTACATTAGGTAATTTATATGGTGGAACGGGTCTTAATCAATGTTTTTCAGGTACGAATAATTCATCATATGGTGCAGGTATTCAATTTAGTGCAATAAAAACATTCTTAAGTTCAGATGCATTGTGTACAACTCCTTATGGAACAAGTTGGGATTTGGGTACAGCAACAGGTCAATTCTTTAATCCAGGCACAACAACAGGCTCATTCGCAACTACTTCAGGTGGAAGCATAACAGGAAATTATTGGAGAACAAGATATAGTGGTAGTTTTGACTTTGATGTTCCAGGTTTAGGAATTGGATTTACTTCAGATACAACTTTTGATATATCAGGAAGTCAATATAAGGATTATACAAAGGGTGGATTTACTGTGAGAATACAAGGACCTGAATGTAAATTTAATAATTATGTAGATTGTTCAGAAGCACCTGATGTACTTTGGACACCTTCAAGGCTTAGATTATTGACTGGTTTAAGAAATTGTATTGATGCAGAAAATAGATTACCTGCTACATTACAAATAATGACTAACGATTATAAACTTTTATTAAGTACAGCATCTAATTGTTCAAGCACTTATCCAGGAGATTGGTCAGTTTATGGAGCTAACTACACATCTTCAGTACCTACAGGATCTTCTGTTCATCAATTAGTAATTACAAATGTTGGTGGTGGTGATATAAGTACAGGTAATTGGTATAGAACAATAATAAGTGGAAGTATACAATTTGAATATCCTTCAGGTAGTGGAAATATTTCTCCTTTATTTAATTATGAATTATCAGCAAGTAATTATAAAGATTGCACATATAATAATATAACAGTAAGAGTACAAGGACCAAATTGCACATTAAATATAGCTGGTAGTGCACCATGTTAATAAAAAATAAAATATGAACAAAGAATTAAATTTATCGGTAGTGAATGTAAACGGACAAAACTCTCTACCACTTATTACAGAAGATACAAAGACCAGATATAGCTGGGTTCCATTCGGTGTTTACGGACACGATGATTTCTTTGCAGCAGTTAATCTCTGCTACAATACATCTACAACGAATGCAGCATGTATAGAAGGTATTGCTGATTTAATATATGGTAAGGGATTATATTCAAAGAATGAAGGGTTTAATGAAACTCTTAATCGTTTAATTCCACAGGAAGATGTTAAGAGATTAGCATTTGACCTAAAACTATTTGGTAATGGTGCGTTGCAAGTATATTGGAATGATGAACATACAAAGATTATCAAATTGTATCATGTGCCAGTTCAAACACTTCGTGCTGAAAAGATTTATGACAATCCTCGTATACAAAACTATTACTATTGTGTAGATTGGAAAGACCAAAGAAAGATAAGAGATAAAAAGAAAATACCTGCATTTAATACATCATCAGAAAAGATGGAAATATTTTGGATAAAGAATTATTCACCAAACTTATATTACTATTCTCTACCTGATTGGGTATCAGCAATGCAATTCTCATTAGTAGAAGCAGAATTATCAAACTTGCATATAAACAACATAGAGAACGGATTTTTGCCGATGGTTATGTTGAATATGAATAATGGTGTTCCTGCTCCTGAAGAAAGACAAACCATAGAAGATTTGCTATACGCAAAGTTTACGGGAACTAACAACGCCGGCAAGTTCATGCTATCATTCAATGAGGACCCTGCAACTAAACCAACTATTGATGTAGTAAACATTGATAACTTACATGAGAAGTTTAAGTATGTTGCTGAATATGCACAGGATAGAATACTTGTTGCACATAGAGTAACATCACCACTTCTATTTGGTATCAGAACTGCTAACAATGGTTTCTCTTCTCAAAGTGAGGAAATGAAAACAGCCTTCTCTATTTTACAAACAATGACAATTGCTCCATTCCAAAATCTTATCTTAAACTCAATGAATTATATCCTGAAAGAAGGTGGATATGGTATGGAAACAGAACTTTACTTTGAACAATTAACTCCATTAGCAATTCTTGCAGAACAGGCTGAACAAACAGGTAAGACTGTAGAGCAAGTAGAAGATGAAACTAATAGTGCATTGGAAAATCCTGCAACTACTGAAGATGATACAACAGCAGACGTGCAAGAAATTAAACCTGACCAACCAATTGAAAGGTTTACAATGCCAGCACACTTTGAAAAAGAATACGAAACACTTATAAAATAAACAATATGGCTATAGCATTATTCATATCAAGAAATGATATTATAAAAACAACTCCATTACAAGGTGCAATAGATGCTGATGCTCTATTACCTTTTATTTATACTGCACAAATAAAATACTTAAAGAACCTTTTAGGTACTGTCCTTTATGATTATCTTGCTGTAGAGATAGAAGCACAAAGACCATTTAGTGGTAGATACTATGAGTTAATGGAAGATTATGTAAAACCATGTTTGGTTTGGTATTCCTGTGTAGAATATATTCCATTTAGTTCAGTTCAATTTAAGTCAAATGGAGCAGTGAAGCAACAGAGTGAACAGGGTGTAGCACCTTCAAAAGCTGAAATAGATTATTTAAGAGAGATTGCTAGAAACAATGCTGACTACTGGGCTTTAAGATTACAGAACTTTTGTATTTCTTATTCTCAAGACTTACCTCAATATCTTGAAAGTGTAGGAAATCAAACTCAAATCTATCCTGACCAAACAAACCAGTATTTTCCAGGAGTTCAGCTTTAATAATTTCTTTTTAATCAATAATACGAAAAATTTTTGATAATGCCAAATTATCTAGTATATAATCAGAATGTAAATTACACATTATATTATAATGCGCTAAATTACTTTGAAGCAATAATGACTAATCATCCGCAGATTTCAAAAGTGACTACAGGTGATTTGCCAGATGTTGATGCAAGAGAGTTTCCAATGTATCCATTAGGAAATGTAAATATACTTTCTACTACTATTACAGACTCTGTAACTCGTCACGAAATACAATTAATCGTTGCTGACAAGATTAAGAATAAAAATAATGAGAGTGGTAGACCAGCAAATATTACAGAAACAACAGATAACAATCAAACTATTCCATTTTACGGAGTAGATGATACAATTGATATACTTGCAAACTCTTTAGCAATTATAAATGATTTAACTTCTTATACTGCATATTCAGTTTCAGCA